GTTCAAATACTAAAGCATCTGATACTTGTACAATATAGCTTTTAAGAGCTATTAACAATCTTCTTACATTTACACGATCTAAAGCACTTGCTTTTTTCTGTAAAGTTTTCTGGCCAAATACTACAACTCCGCTTTGTGGGAAAGTAGCAATAGGGTTAATATTTGCTTCATATAAACTATCTCTATTTCCAGAAGTTAGTTTTCTTTCGGCTCTAACTACTTGACCTAATCCACCTCTAGTTAAACCTGCTGGTGCGAACCATGGATCTGAAGATGCATCTGTAAAGGCATATACTCCTGAAATTAATGTAGAAGCTGGTGCCCATATTGTTCTTCCTGAATCTGGGTCTACTAATTGTAACCAAGGCCAGTATGTTGCAGAATATGAACTATCAAATGCGCTTACTTGTCCTACTACTCCTCCAATTGTTGAACCATAAGCTCTTAAATCAATAATAGATAAGCAATCTTGACGAGATTCAGCAGTTGTTACAAGTAAATTAACTTGTGATGGGTGTAATTGATGTATTAAACCTGGTGCTGTTAGCACATTAAACTGGTAATCATCTTTATTGGTTAGTAAATTAATAGATGCAGTATAATCTAAAGCACTAATACCTTGTATATTACTCGTTGATATGTTTTCATTAAATTGAGCCGGTGCTGTTCCAGGGAATAGGTTTCCAACTGCACTTCCAAATGAACCTGAACTTATTACAGGTAAACTTCCTGTAAATTGGGGTTTTGGATTTCCAGCATTATCAAAATATTGTGGTGTTGATGCTGCTACATTAGAAACATAAATATATCTACTTTTATTAACATATGAACCGTTCTGTTGAATGTAATAATCTCCAGCATCATTTTGTACACTACCATAGTAGCTATTACCTATTACACTTTCAATGTAATTTGTAGCTAATGGGTCTAAAGACATATTATTAAATACCTCTAAGACTGATTTTTGGTTATTAGTATCATCTCCTCTACGTACAGCTAAACTAAATACTCCAGATGAAGTATTAACTGCCGTTACTTCCCATCTAACATTATCTTGGGAACCATTTGATAAGGCACCACCTGCAATTTCTGATCCTGAACTATTCATTATAGCCCCTTCAGAAATTGTACTTAAAGTAAATGGAATTTGATTTATAAGATCTTGTGCTCTAAGAGTAAATACCATATCAGTACCCGCTCCTTTATTAGAACTTAAAGATTGTGAAGTAAATGTTACGGTGTCATTGACACTATATCCAGTACCTCCTCCAAAAGAAAAAGTTCCTATACTTTGAGATGTAGTAAATGAGGCTGTTATTGATAAACCTACTCCTACCCCACTAGTAGATGAAGCTACTACTGATTGTACTCCTGAAGGACCATTACCTACACTTGAAGTAATATTAAATGCCGCAACACTTACAGATCCTGTGCTGCTTCGTCTTTCTACTACACCAGTATCTGTTGTGTTAACAATACCACTAGAAGTAGCACTATCAAAAGAACCAGATGTTACTCTAGTTACTAATAAAGTTGAACCACCTTGTCTAAAGTAGTTATTAGCTGCTATTTGGTTTAAATAAGAATATTGTTGAGATCCACTTGTTACGGATCCACCAAATATTGCTAAATATTCGCTATATGAAGTAACTGTTGTTGGTACTTCAACCGGGCCTTTAATAGTAGGTCCAATTATTGCTGCTCCTACTTCTACTGGGCCTTGAGTAACTTGAGATGAATCGTTTTCTCTTGCTAGTACTCCGGGAGATATTAATGTTTCTGCCATTGTTGTATATTAATTAATATTATGTTTTATTATAAATATTAGAAACTTTTTCAAAAAATTAATTTATTTTTGTAAATTCTCCAGTTTCTAAATCAATATCCCCATCTCCATATTTATCTTGAAGTTCTTTTCCTATTTTGTTACGACCTTCTTGAATTTCCTGAATTTGGGTAAAAATTGAGGTTTTTTGGGCCTCTATTTGTCCTAAAGAAAATATTAATTTATTTCCTTCATCTTGTAATTTTTTTAGTTCTTGTAACTCATTTTCAGATAACTTGATTTTACTCATTTTTTAATTATTTTAATTATTATAATTATAAATATGGTTAAAATTATTAAAATTATCTAATTCTACCATCACTGTTAGGATTTTGAAAGTTTGTTGGGCTTGTTGTATTATCTATGTTAGATACAACTTCAGATGTAATGCTTACTTTAGCTTTTGAATTGTATTTTTTAACAGAATTTAAATCTTTTTGAATAATATCAGGAATAAGATATCCTCTTAAATTGATATTAAAAGTACCTTTTACTAGCCTGTCTTTATTTAGTGTCAATTCAGTTGCAGTAGTAAAACTATCAACTCTAGCCTTAAATTTAAAACGTTCTGGATTGCCCCAATAAGAATCTGAAGCATACTCTACTGCTTCAATAACTTTATTTAATTGTTCCATATAATATGTTTGGATAATACAACTATAGGATAAAGTTACAAAATCGGGAACAGCAATAGTTTCAAATTGTTTTACAGGTTTTTTATTATTTAATAAATTAAAATTGGAGTACATATTTTTTGGGTTAAACCCCTGTCCAAAAGTCCCATACAAATTAGGCATATTTGAATCTAATTTATTATATGTTGATCTGTCTTTTGTTATCGTATCTCTTTTAAGTACTAAAATAGGCAACATTACAGCCCCGGAATCATCTCTATAATACCCATCGCGTTGAAATGATTTCCACCTTTCAGGGCTACCATAAATAACAGGTACTTCTCTTCTTTCACCATTTTGATAAACAAAAGGTTTAATTACTTGATTAAAATAAAAAAAAACAGCTTCATCTAAATCTTGAATACCAATAGAAAAAGGTTTGTATGTATCTCCTTTTGAAGTTAATTTAGAAGATCTATTAAAATCTATCCCAGTTTGGGATTCATTAGGATTAGCAGGAGAATTAGGATTACCTATTTCTCTGTCATAAGCTGTTTGCTGAGACATGCTAATTTCCTTTTGTGTTTTTGGGTAAGGTTTAAAGTTTGACATTTAAAATCTTTCTTTATAAGGTGAAATTGCTACTTTATCTCTTGGGATATAATAAGTTTCAAGTATTATAGATAAATTAGCACCAAAATTTTCTAATCCTGGGTTTAATGGGTTTGGTGTACCATCAGAATCATTATTAGGGTAATCTGGGTTTTTACCTACAAAATACTGGTTTGTGATTGTTTGTTGTACCCCATAATAATCTTCTTGGTATAGAACAATATCACCAACTTCAGGAACTACATTAGCATCTACTAAATCAGCCCTTAAAAAAGCAAATCTAATACTCCTTTCATATTCTATCCCTAAAGAATCTTCAGGATAAAGTTGTGGTTGTCTTAATAATAATACATCAAATAAGAAAGGACCATTGTAAAATTTTTCTCCAGCAGCCTCACCATATATATTAGTAACGGTTTCTTCTAGTTTATATTTGTAAATAGCCGCTTGTTGGGTAATAATATTACCCATTAATTCACGGTTCAGATGTCGTATTAAACTAACATCTCTTTGTCTACCAAACATTGCCATATTATCCTATATAAATTGTATACGGAACTTGTTTTAATTCCGTTTGTTTAAATTCTGCTTCTTGTGCTCTTCTTTCTAATAATGCCTTACGTGATGTTTCATCTAAATAAGATCTTAACCTTTCAATTAATGCTGTTTTTTCAGATGTTGCCGCCGCTATTAAGTCTGATTGGTTTAGTGTTATTTGGGCATCAGGTATAGGAATAGTTCCATATTTTCCTCTTACGTAACCTAATACTTCTTTTGATAGCGCTAAAGTATATTCAAATATCCATTGACGCCCTACACTATTAATACTAGAGTATGTTGGGTTAGTATATGGAGTATTTGATACATTAGTAATTACATCTCCACCTACTACTTTTGAAGAATCAACTCTATCATTTCTTTTAATATATTCATACCAAATTTTACCACTCCCTGATTGAGGGATAGGGAATATTCTTAATTTATTATTATATATTTCAAAACTAAAATTAGATCTACGAACAGTTTCATTCATTTCAATTTGCTGGATTATAGCTAAATCATAATTAAGGGGCATCATTAAAAAATTAATAGCGGGACTCATTCCTCCAAATCCAAAACCTTCCATCATATTCATTTGACCCATTCCTGTTCCTACATAAGGATCGTAAAATTTAACTGACGCAGGTGATGCTTCATAGAATACTCTTTTAATTTCTATACCTAATGTACCCGTTGTAAGGTTTTTATTTAAATCATAATCTTGTTGGTAGGCAATTGTATCTATAGAAGCACTATAATAAGGAACATTTCCTCCTGTTCCTGCTTCAGCACCATACATCTCTGTTAATCTAACAATAGGTTCAAAATTAGGTGCTATTAATTCTGTATTTAAATTTGAAGAGGTGGTTAACCCCTCAAGTGATAATTGATTATCTCTAATTAAATATGAATATAATTCATTACCATAAGCAGTAGTTGCTTCTTCAAAAGCAGCATAAAAACTTATATCTTGTAATTCTACATCAACTAAAGGATATCCTAGCCTTCTAGAACAAAATATTGATACTTTATCGGCATCTGTTTGAAAATCATTATCTGCATCGTAAAACCCAAAAGGAGTATCTCCTGGGCTAAATGAACTACTGCCGGGCCAGATAGGTATATTTGCCATAATTTATTTTGTTATAAATATTAAATTATTTTTTATTATTATAAATATAAGAACCTGATGTTGTAATTGATATACCTTTATCAATTGCTTCTTGGTAATATTCTAATAAATCTTCAACTATTTCATTTCTGTGGTTAGTAGTTAAAGTAATTGCTTCTAAATTTTTAATTTTTCTTGCCGCAGCATATAAGAATTTAAAACCAGAATCCGATTTTTTCTTTAAATCTGTTTGTTGTGCATCACCACATACTACCATCTTACTTCTTAAACCAATACGAGATGTAATCATCTCCATTTGTTCATGAGTTACATTTTGTGCTTCATCTACTATTATTAAAGAATCTAAAAATGTTCTACCTCGCATAAATGACACGGGTACAATTTCTATTTTACCATCTTCAATCATTTTTTCAACTTTAACTTTATCATATAATGCAAAGAAATTTTGGTAAATAGGTTGAACCCAAGGA